TTAGGTTTATCAAAGGCAAATACAACTGATATTAGAGACTTGTCAAAAGTAATAGATATTATGGAAACTGAAACAGATATAGTTCATTCAAGTATTATTTCATTAAAGGCATAAAATGACTACAAAATCTGTAGGAACAGCAGCACGTGATTTTACGACTGTAACACTTCTTGAGGCCGATTTTAATACGTTCGGGGCGGTTGAAATAATAGGTGAAATTTTCGCAGATAGCGACTTTGACGAGTCTTTTGATATAGCCGATAACACTGTAACAAATTGGATTCTAAGGCCGGGCGCAGGTCAAGGTCACGATGGTACGGCCAATAGTGGGGTTAGATTTTTATCAAGTGCAGCAAGAACAATTGTATTTTCAACAAGTACTACGACCGGAGAGTGTCATGGTTTGGAATTTGATAATAACGGATTTGGAACAACTTCGGTATACGTTGATGTTACAGGAAATGTAGATGTAAAAGTAATATTTAGAAACAATTTAGTCCATGGTAATTCTGTAGCAGGTACTAGTACTTTAATAAGATGCAATAGAAATGGAAGTGTTACAGGAAACTTTGTATATGATTCAACAGTAACAGGCTCAACTACCGGCAATTCTATATTGATTGATTGCACAAGTGGGTTTACGACTTTATGTGCTTATAACACTTGCTTTGATTCCAAGTCAACATCAAGTAATGCAAGCTCAGAGGCAAATGGGATACAAATGTTGGATGATGCAGATCATACCTGTAAAAATAACATATCGATGGATAGTGATTCAACAAACGGCTCAAATATAGATTATAGATTTCCAGGATCATCAAATATAACCAGTTCAAATAACATGAGTGAGGATGCTACTGCCGATGATGGTGGTGGAGCGAATCACAAAATCAACCAAAGCACTTCTGGTCAATTTGTTTCTACTACAGGAGGATCACAAAATTTCCATCTTGTTTCAACATCAACGGCAATCGGTGGTGGCGTAGCGGTATCTGGGGATAGTGCAGAAATAGATATAAATGGATATGATCGCACATCGTTAACTGCCGGTTCATTCGTAGAAGATATGGGCGCACATCAATTTCTTATTACTGCTGAGATTGGCACGACTAGTAGGGATTTCACGACCATGGTTTTATGGCAGGCTGCATTAACCGGATCGGCAGGAAGTGCCGACAGTGATTTAGTAGGTGACATGTATAAAGATTCTGATTTCGCTGAATCTGTAACAATAGTGGGGGGTGCGACCGTTGGAGCAAATTCTGCAACCCTAAAGGCTGCTACAGGGGAAGGCCATACAGGATTAGCAAATACAGGTGTAAGAAACCTTGGAGCATTTACTATAACCTTGCAAGGATCAACCGCAAGTCCAGTTGATGTTATTGGATTAGAATTAGATGGAAATGGTGGAAACCCAACTGCTGATACATTAGTTAAAGCAAACAATGATGGGGGTAGTGTACAAAGGTTATTGGTGCATGGTATCAATGCCAATGACAGCGCAACAGGAATTGCAATAAGTTCTCAAAGGTTGCATGCCTTTAATTGTTTTGTTTACGGCATTACCTCAACACACACAGGAGTAAAATCAGCGACAGGAATAGCCGGTTCTAATAAATCAGGATTCAAAACTTATAACAACACTGTTCTTGGTGTCACAAACGATAATGGCAGTGGAGCTGCTGTTGGAATCTCACAGACCACAGCAGGAGATGTGCAAAATAATATATCAATGGATACAGGAGGGACAACTTCAGGAGCGAAAAAAGATTTTAATTTAAGTGGTGGGACAGATGATTTTAATTTAGATTCTGACGGAACATCGGGTGGCGCAAATAGTATTAACAATAAAGCTTCAGCAGATCAAGTTATTTCTACTACCGTAGGTTCAGAGAATCTTCATCTTCTTGATACATCAGTAGCAATCGGAGCCGGAAAAAATTTAGGAACAACTCCGACAGGTGTTAATATAGATATAGATGGAACGACAAGGGGTGCAACCTGGGACATGGGAGCCGATGAAAACCCATTGGATACTCCTGAAGGTGTTGGTGTAGTTGCATTAGGATCAGCAAGTATAATGAGAAAACCAGGCTGGATAGGAATAGGACCAAGATAATGTCAGGTGGAATAGGATTCGATATAAGAATATTAGGTGATAAGAAACTTGATGCCAAATTGAGAAAACTGCCTTTAAAAATGCAGAAACAGGTATTGAGAAAATCGCTTAGAAATGGGGCAAAGAAGATCAAGGCCACAGCCAGAGCATTAGTCCCGGTATCGGAAGTAAGAAAAAGACCAAACGGTAAGCATTTAAAGAACACCATAAGGGTTTCAACAGGTAAGATAAGCAAAAGGTCAAAGCAGAGAAAAGGTGAAGTGAGGGCCAATGTTTTGACAGGTACAAGGGAAAAGCTGGGTATCCTTCCCGGTGAGAAATATTATTACCCGGCAGCAGTAGCGTTGGGATTTTTTAATGTGAGGGCAAATAGAAGGATAAGGGCAAAACCATTTATGAAAAACGCCCTCAAGAATAATAAGAAAACCGTATTGAGTGATATAGCAAGAGATATAAGGCGTGGAATTAACAGTATATAACAATGGCTACTATAAAAGACGGACTATATACATATTTGGTATCGAAGTCAGAGATAACCGATTTAGTAGGTTTAAAGATATTCCCTAACCAGGCACCCAATAGTTCGGAGTTGCCTTATATAACAGTGGCAAGGGTTGCCAGTGACGGTGAACATCATTTAAGTGATGCATCAAAACAGGTAACAGATACTTTTGAACTTGAGGTCTTTGGGAGGGATTCAATAGAGGTTGAAAATATTGCCGAAGCTATCAGGGACAAGGTAGATGGCTTCCGAGGCTTGATGGGCAGCACAGAAGTTGGTTCAGCTTTGATAGTTTCACAGAACGATGATTTCATCGTAGATGACCAGGGAACAGATATTCAGTCTTTTAGAATAAGTATAACCGTAGATATTAGTCATTTTAGATCAGTACCAACATTATAAATAGAAAGGAAGTTTAATGGCAGGAACAACAGTACAAGATGGTCATGGGGCCACCATTGTTTTCGGCACCAGTTCATTCACATCTGAAGTTGTGAGCATAGATTGGAGTGGAATTACAAGAGATCCTATTGATGCAACCCATCTGGGATCAGTAGCACCAACAGCAAGTGAGTTTGGAGGTATGGAATTTATACCACCCGATTTAGCTGATTCAGGTGAGTTGTCAGTTGAGATCCATACCGATCCCGATAAAATACCACCAGTTAATCTTGTGGCTGAAACTATTACAATTACTTTCCCCAAAGTTCCGGCAGATACTTCCGCAACTATATGGGCAGGCACAGGATTTGTAACAGGTTATAGCGCAAATATAACTAGTGGTGAAAAGATGACAACAACCATGATAATTAAGATATCTGGTGTTGTAACAGTAACAGTAGCAACCTAATTTTAACAAGGAGTATTTATGAGTGGTCTTACTAAAGACGCTATTTTTGCAGCCGATGATCTTCAACTAGAGAAAGTTGACATACCTCAATGGGGTGGTCATGTATTTATCTGCCCCTTAACTGGTTTTGAGAGGGATAAATTTGAGGGAGAGATGCAGGGAAAGAATGGCAATAAGTTTATTAATATCAGGGCAAGGATGGCAGTTAGGACAGTATGTGATCAAGATGGCAAAAAACTGTTTGAGGATAAAGATGTTAATTCTGTTACAAAGAAGTCAGCTAAAGCCTTGGATATTATCTTTGAAGTTGCTACCCGGCTCAGTGGAATAGAAGAGGATGCTGTAGACGATTTAGTAAAAAACTCAAAGAGCGACCAGAGCGAAGATTCTGGTTCAAACTAGCATTATCGTTAGGGCAACCATCAATACGAAAATTACAGCGTGAAATCAATTCCCATGAGTTTGCAGAGTGGATGGCATACTGGACGTTAGAGCCTTTTTGTGAACAGAGAGGTGATATAAGAAATGCAATGTTAATGGCATTGATATCTAACATGATGCGCGGTAAATCTGAAGCTGCTGTAAAGCCTATAGATTTTATGCCTTTCCTTGATAAAGAAGATCAAACCCCGGAACAGATGCTTGCAGTCTTAATGTCTGCCGGTAATGTCCAAGTTATAGAAGGATCATAATGGCAGGAGGTAGAACGGTTGGTATAATGAATATCAGCCTTGTAGCTAGGACTCAGAAATTCCTATCAGGCATAAAGAGAGCCAGAAGATCCATCCGAAATTTTGCCAAAGGTTTCCCCATATTAAACAAGCGAGTAGGTGCTTTTTTTGCAGCATTAGGTGTAGGTGCAGCTATTGGACTTGCAGCACTTATTAACAAGCAAAGAAAAGCCATTGACCAGATAGGTAAGTTTTCTGACGAATTAGGATTTAGCACAGAGCAGTTAGGTGCTTTAAGAATTGCGGCAGAATTATCAGGATCAAGTATAGCATCATTAAGAGCATTACTCCAAAGATTTAACATAAGATTAGGTGAAGCAGCAGATGGTATAGGTGAAGGTGTAAAAGGATTTAAAAAATTAGGACTTAACGCAAATAGGCTAGAAAAGCAACTGCCTATTAAGGCATTAGAAGCTACAGCTAGAAGTATATTTAAATTAAAAACAGCAGCAGCGCAAGGATCAGCATCGTTTGCAATATTCAGCAGGCAGGGAGTTCAAAACTTGAATACATTAAGGCTATTGGCAGATGAGGGAATAGAAAACTTAATAAAAAAGTTTAAGAAATTAGGTGTAATTATTGGCAGGGTAGCAACAAAGCAAATAGAAAATATGAATGACTCTTTTCTGCTTACACAAAAAGTTATTGAAGGTATTGGTACGCAGATATTGTTAGAATTATCTCCTATCATTGAAGAACTTTCAAATAGGTTTGTAGATTTCGCTACGCAAGGAAAAGGAGTTGAAGCAATAGCGGGCAAAATAACAAAGGTTTTTATACGTATGGCACGTTTTGCAAGAGGACTTTCTTTAGAGCTTCAGGAATTATTTAACGGATTACAAACAATAGCTGCTGGACTGCTTTTAGTCACACTTAAATTTGTTAAATTAATTAGCCTTCCTGTTCGTTTAATAGGAAATATATTTGGTATAAAATCAGTGATAGAGTTTAATGCAAGACTAGACGACATGTTGACTGGCATGGAATCCAAGTTTCTTAAATCGTTTAAAAACATTGGGACTTTTATAGGAGATGCCATATTTGGTGGTGATAAATTTGAAACAGAATTAACAGAAAGACTAAGAAAGTTACAGATAAGAAGTCAGCTAACCGCAGCAAGTCAATTGGTTGGCCAGGGAAAAGATGTGCAAAAGGATTTTGGGGTAGCATCATTAAATACATTGGGAAGGTTGTCGTTATTGCAAAAAAGTAGAATAGGTAGTCTTCCAGGCGAGGGGGTAGGAACTCAACAAGAACAGGCGTTAAGAGATTCAAGATTACAGATAATGACCGATACTCTGAGAGAGATAAGAACAGCAATAGATAATCGAAACCAAGCAACAAGAGATGCAAAGAACAATAAAAACGCAACAAGTACAAATAGCAGAGACGGAAGATAATGGCAGATGATTGCACATTTACAACATTCGGACCACCACCTGTAGGGATAGGATTCCATAAATGGCTAGGTGATTTAAGACCGGATCTACAGACAGTATATAACCTGGCAGATCAGGATGGAACGGTTGGTGGAAAAGCCTATAAGGTTGACGATAAGCCAAGAGAGATAACGGTTGTGATATGGGGAATACCAGATACAGCAAGAGGGGCCAATAATGGAACACACGCAAAGCTGGTTGCCAATAAAAACAAAAGAGGAACATTAGTATTCTATGATAATTTTACTACCCCAACGGTCAGATTAATGAATGTAAGATATATTAGGCCAATCGGTATAGGCACCAGTATTGGTGTACCTCAGTTTGAAGAGGTTGAAACTGTTTGGTTAATGGAGGGAGGATAAATGACAACCATACTATTTTTTAATGACAATATGTCATCTACTAATGAGTTGATAACAGACTCAACGGCTGACACTAAAATTACGGCTGCCCTGGTAGGATTTAATGCGGCAGCTATATCTTTGTGGGATTCATCTACGGTTTATGCGGCTTTATCAAGGGTATTCAGAAAAGGTATAGTATGGGAAACAACTGCAGGGGTAGCAGCAGGATTACCGGCACCAGATGTCAATAATGTTGATTGGTTTAAAGTTGGTGATACATATTTCATGCAGAAGTATGATGATCAGTATATATATGCTGTAGGGGACCAGGTATTTTTTGACCATTCAAGCCATGGTCCGACATTCTGGGAATTAGTAGAAACTACAGATGTTGTTGTAAATGGAGATTTTGCCTCAGACACAGTTTGGACAAAAGGAACCGGGTGGACTATAGCCGCAGGAGTTGCATCAAAAGCGGCAGGAACAGGATCGGATTTAAATCAGCCAACAATTCTAACAGACACTGTAAGATATAAAATCACATATACCATATCAAATTTTGTGGCCGGGACAGCAATCATTAAATGTGGTTCGGGAACATCAGGCATATCAAGGGCAGCCAATGGGACATTTACAGAAGAACTAGTATGTTCAGGATCAACAGATTTAATCATTACAGCAAATTCCACAGCCGATTATGATATTGACAATGTGATTGCTTTAGAGCAGGGTATTGACCCGGAAGATAATGAAACTATCTGGGATATGATGCAGAAACCCAATACTCTGACATTTTACAATGAAGATCAATTATATGATAGTGGAGATATTATTTATTATGGATTGGGCACAGCAGCCCAAAGTGGAGTATATAAGGCAAATGCAACCACAGCCGCAGGAGAGGACCCGATAGATACCGCAGGAAAATGGGATAGGCAGTTAATGGTTACACTGGATGAATTGACACCCACCACCACTAAGGGGGATTTGCTTGTAGAGAATGCTACAGTATTAGCCAGGCTGGCAGTTGGTGCTGATGGATTGGTATTGACAGCAGATGCAGCAAGTGCAGAAGGTGTAAAATGGTCAGCAGTAGTCGGCACAGGTGATGTGGTCGGACCCGGATCAAGTACAGATGAAAGACTTGTGAGAATGGACGGAGCCACCGGAAAGCTGATACAGGAAGCCACAGCAATAAAAGTAGACGATACAGATAATATTACAGGTGTTGCCAGCATTGAAACTCCATTAACC